ACTGTATCTCTACCAGGTGATGATTCGGGTAATGTCGCGAATACTCAAGTCACCTATTTGGGGAGAACGGCTCAGGTCGAGGTTATCTATCCCTACGGAACTGCAGGCAAGGCTCCGAAAGATAGCTCTACGATTATGCTGAACATTCAGGCTCAGGAAGAAAACCGGGTTATTATTGAGTACCGGCCTACTGACCGATTCAAGAACCTGAAGCCCGGAGAGTATGTCGTCGGCAACCAGTTAACCGGCGCATTCGTAAAGTTTTCTGAGAACGGAAACATCGAGATCGACGCCGGGGCGGCCAACGTAAACTTTATCGCCGCGAACTTCAAGTTCACCGGTAATACCCAATTTACAGGAATCGTAACGGCCAACGGTAAGCGCATTGACGATACCCACGGGCATGCTCAAGCTAATGACTCTGGCGGCAATACTGAAGAAAATATAAGCGGAGTGACATAATGGCCATAGGAAATATTGCAAATAAAGAATCGGGAAGTTCAGTTCGGGCAAAACTGAACGACATAATCAATTTTGTGAATGCAACGATTGATGCGTCAGGCAATGTTACTGCTGCGAATTTAACCGCCACAGGAACTGTGAATTTTACCGGCGCTACTGTTAGTAATCTAGGTTCAGTTGAAGGCGGGACGATTGACGGGGTAGTGATTGGCGGATCGGTTGCTGCAGCATTGACCTGCACCACATTCACCTCTACTGGTATTGATGATAATACTACTGGTGAGAGATTACAGATATCTGATGGGATTATTCAATTCGGTTCAGTTGGGGCTAACTATACTATAGCTCATAGTGTGGGTGACAGGGCTATAACCTTTTCGGGTGGTAATACATTCAATAGCGGTGCTGCACTACGGATGCATGGAGCCACCCACGCCACACAAGCTAATGATATCCAATTTAAAGCTAGTGATGTGAACACATTAATCTATGACGACTCTGCATCCTCTTGGGATTTCCAACAAAACCAAATCATCCTCGATCAAGGCACTGCTGATAATGGTTTCATTAACTTCCAAGCCACTATCAATGCAGACGCCGTCAGTGCTATCTCTTCACTAACTACATCAGGCGCAACAACTCACCACCTTCAAGTAGAGATCAACGGAATAACTTTTTGGCTTGCCGGTTCTACAACCGACCCATCATGAGGTTAAGAAATGACAACCCAATACATAATCACAGCTGAAGCAGTACAGATTATCGGTAATGTCCTGGTGCAGCTGCCTTATAAAGACGCGGTTAAAGCAGTGCGGGCGCTTGAGTCAATCGAGCTAATCGAAGACACCAAGATTGATTCTGATAAAGATGAAACGGCTAAAGAGGACGAGTAATGGCAGCCAATACGGATGCGGTATTAAGTACCCAAACCCATGTATCGAATTGGATTCTGTTCGATGGGATATGGAACGATGATAAAGCTTGGCAGGATCAGGATGTCTGGAATGATGCTGACCCGATGCAAGGTCCGTCTGTTGTTGAATTTGATATTTCCTTCGATTCAGACGGAGATATATTAACGAAAGACTCTTTCGATACGTCTATTCAGATGTCGATTCTATGCGAGCGGCGGGCGGATCCATCAGAAGTGCCTGACGCAATCAGGCGCCGGGGATGGATCGGAAACGTCCTATCGGATACTCCGGGCTTTGAGATCGGGTCAAAGCTGTGGCTATATGAGCAATCCCGCCTAACGAATGATACACTCAACGGGGTAAAAGGCGCCGCGATTGAGGCTACCCAATGGCTGATCGACGATGAGTTGGCGAAGAATATCGAAGCATCTATCACCCGCAATACAAAGACGGGAAAAATGGAGCTTAAAATGACAATCGAATTCAGCTCGGGCCAAGTCGCACAGCGGTTCTTCGATCTGTGGGAGAATACCGGGACATGAGCATTAACTTCCCTGAAACGCCGAAAGAGCTGGAGCAACGCTCGAAAACCGATGTACAGCGCGAGCTGCCCGAATCGAATCCGTTCCTGAAAAATTCGTTCCTCGGGGCGTTGATCACCGGTTTTTCTCTGCGGGTCTTCGATTTCTATACGCAGCTGCAGGAGCTCATTAAGGAGCTGTTCGTACAGACCGCGACGGGCGACTTTCTGGCCATGTTCGGTGCATGGTTCGGCGTCACTCGTAACCCTTCAACCCAGTCTACCGGTAATGTGGTAGCGACAGGGACGGCGACGAGCGTAATCCCTTTGGGTGCCGTGCTGCAGTCTACCGATGGCAAACAATACGACACTCAGCTAGCGGCGACGATCTCAACGAACGTATTGGCGATCACCTCATTAACGCGGTCCGGGTCCACCGTGACAGCGACAACGACTTCGCCCCACGGCCTGGCGTCTTTGGTCAATACGACCATCGCCGATGCCGTCGAGACAGAGTACAACGGAACGTTTTCGATCACGGTCAACGGGTTGAGCTCCTTTACTTATCAAATTGCCACGACACCAACCACCCCCGCGACCGGGACGATAACCGCGACGGCTACAACCGCCAGCGTTCCGGTAAAATCGATCGACTTCGGCCAAGCGGTAAACCAGCTAGCCGGGGCGGCCTTAACGCTTCAGTCGCCTATCTCCGGGGTTGACTCAGAAGCCCGGGTCGATTTCTCTGAATTGTCTGGCGGCACCGATACCGAATCTGATACTGACTTCAGGGCCCGCGTGATTTCTAGGGTTCAAAATCCGGTCGCATTGTTCAACGTTAATGCCATCGTCAATCAGGCGAAGCTCGTCGCCGGGGTTACGCGCGTATTCGTTTTCGAAATTACCCCGGCTGTCGGCCAGGTAACTATCTATTTCGTGAGAGACAACGATGCGAACATAATCCCGTCGGCAGGAGAGGTTACGACCACGAAAAACAAGATTCTCGAAATCAAACCGGCCCATACGGCCGACGACGACGTTATTGTCGCCGCTCCGACGGCCGTTCCGGTTGCCTTCACGTTTTCCGCATTGTCGCCGAATACAAGCACGATGCAAACTGCCGTCACCGCAAGCCTGGCCGAACTGATCGCGAATACCGGGGTCGGCGACGATCTATTCGAGGATGCTTACCGCTCCGCCATCTTCAAGACGATCGACCGGGAGACAGGTGATATTGTGGTCTCGTTCACCCTGTCTACGCCTACCGTTGACGTAACGATCGCTGCCGGTGAAATCGCAACCCTCGGAACGATCACGTTTAGCTAAGGAGGCCACATGGTAAACCTTGTCACAGCGCACACCACCGATGAACAGGCCGACTCCCTGGCCGACTATCTGCCCAACGGGTACCTGTTCGGAGCTAAAAAGCAGGTCTCTAGCAACCTGCGAAACCTGCTAATCGGATTGACCGGCTTGCTCGAGGACGCCGAAGAGAAAATCAACCTCGTTTCCGACGAATACGACATCCGGAATACGACGCTTTTTATCGAGGAGTGGGAAGGGTTCGTCGGGATCCCTGATAGTTGTTTCGTTGTGGCCGATACGATTGAAGAGCGGCGCCAGAATGTTCTGACTAAACTTGGAGGGCTGGGCGTTCAAACCGAGGCGGACTTCGTGGCCCTGGCCGATTTGTTCGGGTTAACGGTTACGATCATTCCCGGGGCCACCCCCGGGCTGTTTCCGATGGTTTTCCCTCTGGTATTTTTCCCTACTGAGAAAGCCGCACGGTTCACAATGGTCGTCAACTTCACTGTTGACGCCGCGAGCCGGTTTCCGCTTACATTTCCCTTCACTTTCGGGGATGCTAAAATCTCTGTTTTAGAATGCCTGTTTAATAAGCTGCGTCCCGCTAACGTCGACGTTATTTTTAACCAAGTATAAAGGTGCAACATGCGCGACATACCAACGAAGGTAACAGGTAACAACCTAACGGCTGACGAGTTCAACGATATTCCGACAGAGCTTGAAAACGCTATTACGTCGGCAGGGATTACCCTTTCCGCTGGCGACCTTACCCAGCTGTCTAAAGCGATAGCCCACTATGTCGGCAACTCCTCATTTTATACCGACACCGGGGTCGCTGATGCTTACGTTGCGACGCCGATTGGGGCGAACAAGTCGCCTCCGGCATATGTTAACGGAATGGTGGTTGAGTTCAAGATCGGAAACACGAGCACCGGGGCGTCAACAATAAATGTGGACGGACTCGGAGTTAAGAATATCACCGGAACAGCTTCTGCCGGTGCCCTTACTGTCGGCAACTTCATCAAACTGAGGTTTAACACGGGATCCGGGGAGTTCGATATCCTAGTGAATGGAGCTTTCGATGTTTCGAAGTTTCTTAGGAATGATCAAAACGGGGTTCTGGCTGGGGACCTGGATGTAACCGGGAATTTCTCGTCACTCGGCATAGATGATATTGCTACTAGTAAACGGCTACGTGTGAGTGATGGGCTTATTGGAGTAGGTGCAGCGGGATCTGACTATGCTATCGCCCATACTGCGGGGGATAGGGCCGTAACCTACTCAGGGGGTACCTCTGGTGGGGCGGGTGCGAACCTCAGATTGTTTGGAGAAAACCATGCTAGCAGAGCCAATGACCTGGAACTGAAGCGTGCAGGGTCTGTCACGCTTGGCTACGACGACTCGGCTTCGCTATTTGACTTCCAATCTAACGATATTAAAACACTAGGTAAGGCGGAGGTTTCAAAAATAGTTACACCAAATCCGCTCGCCACGGGGGATATTAATATCGTCGCAGGGGTTGTAACTGTCGTTAGGTCATTCCAAAGGATTGATACCGAGGGTGATATTGCTTCTGATGATCTAGATACGATAAACGGGTTTGAGGATGGAATGCACCTGTTTCTTAGGGCGAGTAACGGGGCGCGTACTGTCGTACTGAAAGACTCGACCGGCAATCTTGGCCTGGCGGGGGACTTCTCTTTAACCTCAGCACAGGACATCATACACTTGATTTATGATGACGCCGCCTCTTTGTGGCTGGAAGTCAGCAGGAGCAACAACTTAGCATAGCTTGGAGATTGAAAATGCTTAGATTTCAAATTGTTGGAATGGAACGGGAGAGCGGCACCGATACAGTGCTGTCCGTTGACTATTCCCTAGACCTGATTGAAACCGTAGGAGGTGTTCGTTACGAGTCGTCTGTTGTAGGCAGCGTGAGCCTGCCGGCGCCTCCGGTACTCCCTGTGCCTTTTGCGTCCCTAACGGAAGCAGACGTACAGGCATGGGTCAGTTCCGCCTTGGGGGGTGTCTTCCTTGTGGAGGTGGAGGCCAAACTTCAAGTTCGTAATGAGGCCAAGAAATCCCCCCCAACTATCAACGGTCGGCCTTGGGCGTAAGGGGGTTGTTTAGATGAATCTAAAAACGATACTAAGCGGAGCCGCAGCCATAGCTGGGACTCTTAACCCGGCCGTGGGCTTGGCAATCAAAGCGGTTAACGGATTCCTACCTGCAGACAAACAGCTACCTGAGACGGCCACCGGTGCCGAGGTGTCCGCCGCTGTAGATAC